CATGATAGAGAAGTATCAAAGAAAGTTGTGATATCTACATGGCAGTCTTTGTATAAAATGCCCAAGAAATACTTTGAACAATTTGGTTGTGTCATAGGTGATGAAGCTCATATGTTTAAAGCAAAATCTCTTACTGGTATTATGACAAAACTCCAATCATGTAAGTATAGATTTGGTTTTACTGGAACACTAGATGGTACAGAAACACATAGATTAATTCTAGAGGGTTTATTTGGTACTGTAGAACAAGTTGTTACTACAAAAGAACTTATGGATAAGAAAACTCTTGCAAATCTAAAAATAAATTGTATAACACTAAAACATCCAGAAAAAAAAGAAAGAATGACATACGCAGAAGAGATTGATTATTTGGTTTCTAAGGAGTCAAGAAATGAATTTATTGTGAACTTGTGTGATAAATTAAAAGGAAATACACTATGTTTATTTCAATTAGTCGATAAACATGGAAAAGTACTATATGATAAAATGAAAGGTAGTGAAAATGTTTATTTCGTATATGGGGGAACTGATACAGAACAAAGAGAAAAAATTCGTGGATTTGTTGAAAATCACAAAAAATCAACAACTATTGCGAGCTATGGTACTTTCAGTACTGGTATTAATATTCGTAATATTCACAACATCGTGCTCGCAAGTCCTTCAAAATCCAAAATTCGTGTGCTCCAATCAATCGGAAGAGGATTGCGTACTTCAAATAGTAAAGATTCCATTTTAGTTTTTGATATATCAGATGATATTAGTTATAATGGAAGATATAATTTTACGTTAAACCACTTTCTAGAAAGACTAAATATTTACAATGAACAAAAGTTTAACTACGAAATTAACAAGGTAAGGATAAAATGAACTCAGAAATCAGATTGTTAAAATTAACAAATGGCGAAGATATAATCGCATATGTTAATGAAACACCTGAATCATATCATTTAGATAATCCACTTGTAATGAAAGTACATGCTAAAGTAACATCTAAAGGCGTTCAAGAAGGTTTACATTTAAGTAGATGGGTTCAACCATTTTCTAAAGAAACAAACTTTTCCATAATGAGACAACATGTAATTGTTAACGCAGAAGTAACTGAAGGATTATATGAGTATTATAAAAAAGCTGCAAAAAGTTTTTCAATAGAAGAGGATGACTACGAAGAAGGCCCGTCAGATGAAGAACTAGATGAAATATTAAGACAGGAAGAAGAAGAAAGTTTCTTAGCTTTAGAGAGCCCTTCTAGTAAGATTCATTAACCCTAGCATCGCTTAATATACTAGCTGTCAAGGGTAATGTCAATACTCTTTTTTTTAAATTTAAATCGTATGGTTCTTGACAATATACTATCATTAGTGTAGTATACATATAACTTGTACGTCAAGGAGATGATATGCCAAAACAAAGAAGTGTACACTACGTAGATAATAAAAAGTTTCTACAAGCAATGATTGATTGGAGAGCCACTTGGCCTGATGAAGAAAACATTCCACCTGTAACAAACTACATAGGTGAGTGTTTCTATAAGATAGCAACACATCTGTCATACAGACCTAATTTTATTAATTATACGTATCGTGATGAAATGATATCAGATGGTATCGAAAACTGTTTACAATATGTTAAAAACTTTAATCCAGAAAAATCTAAAAATCCTTTTGCATATTTTACACAGATAATTTACTATGCATTTTTACGAAGAATACAAAAAGAAAAGAAACAAGCACATGTAAAAAATCAGATTATAGAAAAGTCTAACTATGAATTTTTTAGTGTGATGGAAGGTGATGAAAATAATTATACTATGCAAAATTTTGATCCTACTATTTTTCTTCCAGATGAAGATGTATATAAACCAAAGAAAAAAGAAGGTAAAAAAGCAAAAGGTCTAGAAAAATTTATGGAGACAGATGAGTGAAACTTGCAGTAATTACAGATACACATTTTGGTGCAAGAAATGATAATTTAAACTTTAATGAGCATTTCTATAAGTTTTATGATGATATATTTTTTCCTACTTTAAAAGAAAGAAATATCACTACATGTATTCATATGGGTGATGTAACTGATAGGCGTAAATATATTAGTTATAAAATTGCAAACGATTTTCGTGAAAGGTTTATAAATCGTTTCAAAGAAATGGGTATTGATTTGCATATTATAATTGGTAATCATGATACCTATTATAAGAATACAAGTGAAATTAATTCTATGGAAGAGTTAGTTGGTTCTGATAGATTTAAAATCTACACAGATCCAGAGGTGATTACTTTTGACGGAACTCCAATACTATTTTTACCTTGGATAAACAATAATAATCATGATGAATCTATGGAAGCTCTAGAAACTTCTAATTCTGATATAATTATGGGTCATTTAGAAATAAATGGTTTTGAAATGCATAAAGGACAATTAGCAGAGGGTAAGTTTGAAAAGAAACTTTTCAATAGATTTGAAACTGTGTTCAGTGGTCATTTTCATCACAAGTCTGATGATGGACAAATATATTATCTTGGAACACCTTATGAAATTTTTTGGAGTGATTACAATGATCCAAAAGGATTTCACATATTCGATACAGCTACAAGAGAACTTGAACGTATAGTCAATCCATACACTATTTTTGAAAAAATATATTATGATGATACTACTAATAATTACAGTAATCATGATTTATCACAGTACAAAAATAAGTATGTTAAACTTATTGTTGTGAATAAAAAAGATTTATATCAGTTTGATTTATTCACCGATAAACTCTTAAAAGCAGATGCACATGAAGTTAAAATCATAGAAGACTTTTCTGAATTAGATGCTAACAATGTATCTGATGATATCGTAGAAAACACAGAAGATACTATGACTTTATTAGAAAAATATATTGATGACTTAGATGTAAGTCTAGATAAAAATAGACTTAAAAATACTATGAAATCCCTATACAACGAGGCACAGGATTTAGAAATTTGATTGTAATGAAAAAAACTGATTGGAGAGTTGCAACACTTTTCACTCAAGCTAGGCACTATTCTCCAGTTATGCCTAAACTAACAAAACATTGGTTAGGTGCTTATGAAAATGATAAATTGGTAGGAGTTCTAACACTAGGTTGGGGAACTAATCCTATGGGAACAATTAGAAAAATGTTCCCAGAACTTACTACTAGTGATTATTATGAAATTGGTAAAATGTGTATGGATGAATCTATGCCTCGCAATTCTGAATCTCAAATGATTAGTGCAACTATAAAATGGATGAAAAAAAATACACCAGAAAGAAAATACTTGTATACTTGGGCTGACGGAATAGTTGGTAAGCCAGGATATGTGTATCAAGCTGCTAATTTTTTATATGGTGGATTTATATGGAGTGATGTTTATGTAACTGAACAAGGTGAAAAGGTTCATTTTAGAACTATTCAACGTAAGATGAAAAAAGAAATGAATCGTAGTGATACAAAATATGGGCCTAGACCTAATGATGCAAAGATGGGCGAGTTGGGGTTCAGTCGTGTATGGGGAAAACAATTTAGATATATACTTCCCATGACTAAAAAAGATAGAAAGTATCTCAAAAAATCAACTTGTGATTGGAATATAGATTACCCAAAAGATAAGGATTTACAATGGAAAATTAAGCGTCCTGGCGAAAAGGAATATGAGTTGACTAATATAATGCCTTATGAACATAAAGGTGAAAGTGTAAATCATAACACAACAAATGTCAGTAAAGTAGAAAAAAAATACGGAACAGCGACATTAGAAGAGTTTTTTTAATATGATAATTTTTAAATATGTAAGATGGAAAAATTTCCTATCTACTGGAAATAGTTTCATTGAAATACAGCTGGATAGAAATCCAACGACATTAATAGTAGGAGAAAACGGTGCTGGTAAGTCTACAGTACTAGATGCTCTTTGTTTTGGACTATTTGGAAAACCATTTCGTACTATTAGTAAAAAACAACTATTGAATAGTATTAACGATAGTAATTGTGTCGTAGAGATTGATTTTACAATCGGTACTAAACGT